TCGACAACACCGCCGACAAACTGACCGCCGCACAGATCACCCTGGCCAAGCGCATCGCGCGCACCGCCACGCCCAAGATCCGGCCGATCAGGATCAACAACGACGAAGAGTGGTTTGTGATGTTCTGCCCGTCGATGGTGTTCCGCGACCTGATGCTCGATCCGGTGATCATCAACGCCTTGCAGTACGCGTGGAACCGCGGCAGCGACAATCCGCTGTTCACGGCTGGCGACCTGATCTACGACGGCGTCATCATCCGCGAGATACCGGAACTGCCGGTGATCGCCGATGTTGGGGCGGGTGCCACGGTCGATTGCGGCGCGTCTTACATGTGCGGCGCGCAGGCTATCGGTATCGCCTGGGCACAACGGACCAAGGTGATCACCAACACCCGCGATTACGGCTTCTTCAACGGTGTCGGCGTCGAGGAAATCCGGGGCGTGCAGAAGCTGCGGTTTGGCACTGATCCAACCGTTGACACAACGAAACCGGTGGACAATGGGATAGTGACCGTGTGGAGTGCAGCTGAACCTGACGCTTAGTTGCACTAACCTAGACATGTATATACCAGCCGTGACGTAGTATGCTACACTAAGCGAGACCGGGAGGTGGTGAGACACCGCCCGGCCTCTGACCGCAACTGACGATGGAACCGTCAATCATGGCTAAGCCCTATGTCCCATATTCAGGACCGATCGTCACGCACGCCGAAGCCGCAGCGAACGGTCTGAAGCGCTACTTCCCTGGCTCAAAATGCCGCCGTGCTGGGCACCTCAGTCAGCGGTTCACCTCAAGTGGAAATTGCATCGCTTGTGCGGATGTCGCTGCTACGGCGTACGACAAGACTCACCCTGAGAAGGCGCGCGCTAGACAACAGCGATACCGGGAGACACATCCCGAACGGCCTTTGGCATATCGGGAAGCCAACAAAGCAAAGATCGCGGCCCGCAGTAGGGCTTACAAACAAGCTAATCCAGACAGGGTGCGGGAAGACACACGTAGATGGTTTGCGGCCAATCCCGGTGCGGTGCAACGATGGCGTAAGGCGAATCCAGAGGCATTCAGGGCACAAACACAGAGACGCCACGCCCGCAGGGCCAACGCGGAAGGCACTCATTCAGCAGCCGACCTAAAGGCAATCTTGAGGCAACAGAAAGGCCGCTGTGCCTACTGCGGCATAGACATCAAGACCACCTACACCGTTGACCACATCATTGCGCTGTCAAAGGGTGGTTCTAACTGGCCACGTAACATCCAGTTGGCTTGCCTATCGTGCAACACGTCAAAGCAGGACGCGGACCCGATCGAGTTCGCACAGCGGCTCGGCAAGCTTCTCTAGCCTTCAACCAAGGAGACAATCCATGCGTGAACCACCGACCGTATCGGCATCCGTGACTGCGGCTGCGACGGCCGCCGACATCGAGCCACCAACCGCCGAGCAGATCGCCGGCCTGCAAGGCGCCCAGGTCGTGCTGGCGCCTGACAGCGCCGCATCGGCCGGCGCACGCGGTGTCTATCCATCGATCGCCGAGAACACGCTGCTGCGTGATGCCGGCTACATCGACATGGGCCTCAACCCGAACGATCCCAGCGGCGAACTGACCGACCCGGAAGGGTCCGATGTTGTGCCACCAGCCGACAGGCCGCCCGTCAACACCGCGTTGCCTGCCGTGACGCAGAGCGGCGCGACGCTCAACTGCACGATGGGCGAGTGGACCGGCGAGCCGACCAGCTACGCCTACCAGTGGCAGATCAGTGGCGTCATCGTGGGCACCGACGCAGCCAGCTACGCCGTGCAGCCGGCTGATGTCGGCGGCACAGCCTCCTGCATCGTGACCGCCACCAATGCCAACGGCTCGACCGCGGCATCGCCCAGCAACGGCGTGGTGGTCGCGTAGCCATGACAACGTCGATCGGCACCATTGCGCAAATAGCCCTGCGTCGTCTCGGCGTGCGCGTGGTGCCGCTCAACGACAGCCCGGTTCTCACCGAGATGGTGCCCGTAGCTACGATTGCCACTATGGCTCTCGTGGAACTCGGCGTCATCGCCTCGGACGAAACACCGATACCGAGCGATCAGGCGCTCATGCTCGACAAGGTGGCATCAGTGCATGCCGCGCTCGATGCGCAGGGGTTGGTGTATTGGTCCGCTGCCGCCATTCCGCGCGCGTTCACGGAGGAGTACACCAAGCTCACCGCAGCGATGGCCGGCAGCAGCTTCGGCAAGGCCATTGATCCGGCGATGGTGGCGCTGCTCGAGGCGCGCGTGCGCAAGGGCGTCATGGTGCTGTCGTCCGACACCAAGGCGCAGGAGGCGGTACAGTCGGTCCATGACGACCTCGTCATGCGTGGCATCGCTCGATGGACGTCGCTGGACATCCCGCAGGCTCTCAGTGACCCGTATGCCACTCTCGCAGCCGATGCGCTGGCGCCGCTGTTCGGTGGCGACACCGATCCGAACGACACCCGCGACGCCATGGTGGCGATCTATCGCTATGTCGCACTGCCTAGCAGTGGCGAGACCGTGGCGACGGCGTACTTCTAGGGGCGCTCGATGGCATACAAGCTCCATTATTCCGACTACCCAGGCACGGATACCGGTCCCCCTGATCCGGCTGAGTGGGTGGGGCCACCAGGGCCACCAGGCCCTCCAGGGCCGCCTGGTGCTACAGGCGCCACAGGACCGCAGGGCGTGCCTGGCACCCCAGCCACATCCCGCAACACCGCCCGTCTGCAAGCCCAGTGGGTGACCACTGCCATCGTTGCCAATGACACCGTCTGGCTCGCCTACGACGCACCATACGCCGGCACCGTCAACAGCCTGACCTATTTCACCGGCAACGGTTCGTTCATCGTCGCGGTGCAGATCAACGGCACGAACGTCACGGGGTTGAGTGCGGTGTCCGTGAGCAGCGCGACCCCGGCGACCGCGACAGCCACGGCTGCCAACACCTTCACGGCAGGGCAGCGCATCACGGCGGTGATTACGGCAGCGACCGGCTCGCCGACCGATGCGCTGCTGTCGCTCGCTGTGACCTGGAGTTAGCGCAATGGCGTGGTCCTTCGGCGACAGTTGGGATCTGTATGCGACGCCAGCCGATGCCATCAACGGTTATTGGGACACCATGACCGGCAGCGCCGTCAACTACAGCCTGGTAACCGGCAGATTTGCTGGTAGTCGTGCCCTGCAGTGCGCCACCCTCGGTATGAACCTCATCAAGAACAGCGGTCAAAACGACGCCGTTCACCATATCGTCTGCGCGTTTTATCAGACCGCGGCCCTGTCGGGAACGTCACTTGCCACATACTTTTCCCTGGGAGACGGCGCTACAGCGCAATGCTCTGTCGTGTTCCGCAGCGACGGCGCGATCCTGCTGACTTCGGGCGGCCCGGCAGGAACGGCGCTGGACACCTATACCGGCGCGGTGACCGCGAACAACACTTGGTATGCCTTCGAGTTCGAGGTCGTCATCAACAACACGACGGGCAGCTGGGCCGTTCGCAAGAACGGCAACACCAGCAACGACCGCGCACTTGGTTCGTTGGATACGCAGAACTCCGCAAACGCCTACGCCAACCGGCTGACATTCGGGGTGAACGCGAGCGTCAGCCAACAGGTTGATGACCTGTTCTGGCAAAGCGGCGCCTCGACCGGGACGTGGCTCGGTGACATCCGTTGCTATACTCGCATGCCAGCGAGCGATGTGGGCACGGTGCAGTTTGCGCGAACGGCTGGCGCGACAAATGCCAGTTGTGTTGACGAACCGCAGCAGAACAGCAGCACTGATTATGTCTTCGACAGCACGCCAGGTGATGCCGACTTCTACTCCATCGGCAGCATCGCCTCGACGCCGGTCACCACGTTCGCTGTCGTCACGCGCGGCTACATGCAGAAGAGCGACGCGGGCACGCGCACCGCTGCGGTGCAGATCAAGAGCGGCGGCACGACCGTCGCCTCGCCCACGCTGGTGCTGACCACATCGGGCTGGCTGTGGGCGTGGCGCCTGGACCTGACTGACCCAGCCACCAGCGCGGCCTGGACGGCAGCCGGCGTCAATGCCGTCAACATCGGTCCTCTGACCGTGGCATGACCGACAACAGGCTCACACAGGCCGCGCTGGAGCACTGGCTGCGCACCACCCCCACCGCACAGGTCACTCAGGTGAGTGTGGAACATTGGGCCTCAGTGTCGTCCGTAGCCGAGCAGGCGCTAGTGACAATAGTTGCGTTAGAACACTGGGCCAGCGTCGCCATTCGGGCCGGCGGCCCCATCGTCACGATGATCGGGTGATCCCACAGGAGGCGCGCAATGCCTGACGGCGTGAACATACCCGGCGGCCCGTCGTTCATCGGCAACCCGCAGCCGCCTGACGTGCCGTGCGATCCCACGGGCGACGGCTGGCGCGGCCCACAAGGGCCACAAGGGCTGCCCGGTCAGTCCACGGCGTTCTATGGCGCATCCCCGCCCGGCGATGTGCTGGCGCCGCTGTGGTGGGACACCGTCAGCGGTCAGCTCTACATCCAGTATAACGACGGATCATCGACGCAGTGGGTGTCCACCAGCAGCATACCCACGACACAGTTTCCATTGGCTGGCGGCACGCTTACGGGTCCGCTGTTGTGGACGGCAACCGGCAGCACGACCTCGCGCTCGGCACAGGATCGCTCTGACGATAGTGTCAATGCGCTGGACTACGGTCTCCTGCTGGACGGCACCACCGACAACACGTCGGTCCTGAACGCAGCCAGGGTTGCAACGCAGCGTAATGGTTCGGTGTTCCTGCCATCCGGACGCATTCACGGTCCAATCGATACCACGGCTGGTCCGACGACTGCCGTGCTATGGAAACTGGACGGCACAACGTTCTCCGATGGCACCACACCTATCACGCAGATCGGTGCGCCCGGTGATACTCTCGAAAGCTATTACAACGGATACAAGTTCTTTGCGAAGCGTGCGAACCCTGTAGGGGCGGCTGCCCCGGTGGTTCGGATGGACCTCCTACAGAACCTGACTGGCACCTTTAGCGGCGGCGGCATTGCCATGACGCTGAACGTCAATGCCACGCAGAACCTTGGAGATACAAGTCTCGTCTACCCGATTGCGGTAACATGCACGAGTCACGCTGATAATACCTCTGGCGGTATGGCTGGCATTCAGTCAACCGTCGAGAAGACTGCCGGTGGCCAGTGTTGGGCAATTCAAGCGGTTGCAAAAGACACGACCGGACTACCCAGCCTCAACAACGGTCGCGGGCTATTGGGCATCGAACTTGGTGTCCGCGCCAGCAACGTGGACAACGCGGTCAATGGTAACGCCTGGGGCAACATGGGAACCAGGATTGGCTTTCACCTTTCGATGACTCGCAATGTTGGTGACGCTGATATTGAGTCCGAATTCTCTTACGCTTTCTGGGTCAGCGGCGATCCTGACGGAACGCAGGGCTACATCAATAGCGTCTACGGCGTCGATAATAAGGTCCACACATACCAGGTGTTTGACGCTCGTGCCGCTACCGCGCCATTCAATTACGGCACGAACCCAGTCGCGGCACTGCGTATGGCAGCAAATCAAGTCGTAGATTTCAACGGTGGTCCCGCGCTGAACAGCGCGGCCGGGGCTTACCTGCAATACCGCACTGCAACCGGCCGTCTCTACTATGTCGTGGCCGGCGTTGATCAGTGGAGCATCGATGCGTCAGGCAACGTCCGCGCCCGCGGCACCGTCACCGGCAGCACCACACCGTAGGAAACTGCCATGCCACTCGACTTTCCTAACACGCCAACACTTGGCCAGCAGTTCAATGTTGGTGGCATCGTGTGGACATGGGACGGCGTTAAGTGGACATCGGTAGCGCCCACAAGCCCCACCTATCTGCTCACTTCAGGTGGGACCATGAGCGGCCCCATCACGCTCGCTGGCAATGCCGTAGGTGTGCTCGATGCGGTGCCTCTGCAACAGGTCAACGCAGCGAGCGGAACCATCAATGCACGGACACTCGGCTTTGTCGGTGATGGTGTGACAAGCAACACGGCAGCACTCGCTGCGATGTTCGCCATGACCGGCAACCAGACAGTCTACTTTCCGGAGGGTGTGTATCTGTGGGGAGCGCCATCCGCGCAGACCGACGCAGCGTCCAACATCTCGATCCTGGGCGCGGGACGCGACAAGACGATCTTCCGGCTGACCTCCGGCTTCACCATGACCACCAATCTGTATCGGTGGTATCAGCGATCCGGCTTCAGCCTGCGTAACTTCACGCTGGACCTCAACAGCCCGTCAGCGACCGGACACCTGAACTGCCTGTTTTTCCGCAGTTCCACCAACTTCGTCGTGGACAACGTGGCGATCATCAACGGCACTGACAACATGATGGCGATCGGCATCAGCGCCGATGCTGGCGTCACCGTTGCTGACTTCTGGATCACCAACTGTCGGTTTCAATTCACGCCCTGCTGGACCTGGGGCGGCGCTCTGGCCATGACCGCAGGCAACCCGGCTGTCGGCACGATCACCAGGGGCCACTTGCAGAACAACGTCATGGTCGGCTGCGGGGCGCAGCTCGACGGCAACAATCACATCGTTACCGGCAACGAGATCAGCGGTAACTATTCAACCTCGCTCTATGTGATCCCGTCATCGATCAACCCGAACAGCGGGCATCACGTCATCACCAGCAATCACTTTCACGACACGATGGCGGACCGACTGAATTTCGACGGCATCCCGGCTGGTGGCATCGAGTTGGATGGCGATTACAACATCATGGCGAATAATCTGGCCGAACGGTGCGCCGGACCGGGCTTCGTGTTGTTCGGACGCAACTGCTTCATCATCGGCAACACGAGCTTTGGCTGTGGCCGCATCGGCGCATTGGCGCGCGGCGCCTACGATCAGTGTGGCTTTCGCACGGCGTCGCAGGCCAGCCAGACATTCGGCGCCAACAACATCCTGGTCGGCAATGTCGCGCGCGATGACGGTGGCGGTTTCCAGTTGTTCGGCTATTACGAGCAGACGCCCTCGGTG